GGACTTCAAGAAAATAAACTGTGAAGTGACTGTAGCTCAGAAGGCTATCGTAACTGAGCTTAAAGAAGTCTATATCAAGCAGAATGGTCTTGGAATTAAAGTAGAAGAGTTCCGCCCAAGCAGAAGCGAAGGCAGCAAGGCAGAGCGCATCAATGCTGTGCTTGAGCCAAGGTATGACTCCCTGGCGGTATGGCATTACAAAGGTGGCTGGTGTCAATCCTTGGAAGAAGAGCTTTCGATGGATAATCCGCCTCACGATGACATGAAGGATGCCCTTGCCTCAGCTATTTCAATCGCCGTTCCACCTAAGAAGAATTATTACAATCAAGGGGAACCAACAACCCCAAACAATGTTTACCACCCCCGCTTTGGCGGAATCAGGTATTAAGGTGACTCATGGTAGGTAAGGTAGTAGAGATAAGCACAATTCTTGGGGAAGGTGATTCTTCTGCCCGAGAGATTGCCGAGAAGTGGGATCAATGGAGTATTCAGCGAGACGAGAAGATCGAAGATGTAAAAGAGCTTCGTGACTACATCTTTGCTACAGATACCTCCACGACTACTAACTCCTCCCTCCCGTGGAAGAACAGTACCACTATCCCCAAGATTTGCCAGATTCGGGATAATCTCCACGCAAACTACATGGCTGCTCTATTCCCCAACGACAAGTGGTTTAAGTGGGAAGCCTATACAGAAGACGCTGCTGATATCAGTAAGGCTAATAAAATTGAAGCCTACATGGAGAACAAGCTGCGTGAATCCGGGTTTGTCCAGACTGTAGGGAAAATCCTATATGACTGGATTGATACAGGGAATGCCTTTGGGGAGGTTATCTTTGTAAATGAACAGAAGACGGACCCAGAAACGGGCGAGATTATTCCGGGCTATGTTGGTCCTAAACTTGTTCGTACTTCTATTTATGACCATGTATTCAACCCCGCTGCAATAAGCTACGAGAAGTCTCCGAAGATCACACGCTATGTAAAGTCCCTAGGAGAGCTTGAGGACGACTTTGCTACCAACCCTGGTATGACCTACCTAGGTAATGTACTCCCCAAGCTAAGAGAGCGTCGTAGACTGCTAGGCGAGTTCAAGGACAGTGACTTGGACAAAGCTGAAGGATATCTTGCAGATGGGTTTGGTAGTCTTCGTGAGTATTACGAGTCTGGTCTTGTGGAGATTCTTGAGTTTGAGGGAGACCTGTACTGTCAAGACACGGGCAAGTTCTACAAAGACCATCTCATCACTGTTGTAGACCGTTCATGGGTAGCTCGTAGAGAACCTAATCCAAGCTGGCTAGGCAAGGCACCAAGAGCACATTCAGGGTGGAGAGAGCGCCCGGACAATCTTTATGCAATGGGGCCATTGGACAATCTGGTTGGTCTTCAGTATCGGCTTGACCACCTTGAGAACTTGAAGGCTGATGCCCTCGACCTGACTATCCATCCCCCGATTGTCATTCAAGGCGATGTAGCCCCATTCAAGTGGCAGCCCTTAGAGCAGATCCATATCTCAGATGGAGATGGCGCTGTAACAATGCTCCCTCCCAATGCTGCTGCATTCCAAGTCAACAACGAAATCATGTTGATTATGCAGCTTATGGAAGAGATGGCTGGTGCGCCTAAGCAGGCGATGGGTATCCGTACCCCAGGTGAGAAGACAGCCTTTGAGGTACAGAGTCTTGATAATGCCGCTGGTCGAATCTTCCAAGATAAGACTACGAAGTTTGAGCTTGAGTTCATTGACCCAATCCTGAACATCTTTTTTGAGATGGCCCGCAGGAGCATGGATGGGGCTGACGTAATCCGAGTAATGGATGACGACTTTGGTGTGATGGAGTTCATCAGCATCACCAAGGAAGATATTACTGCAAAAGGTAAACTCCGTCCTATCGGCGCACGGCACTTTGCAGCACAGGCCCAGATGATTCAGAACATGACGGGTGTATTCAATAGCGCACTTTATCAGGTTATCGCACCTCACATCTCCTCTGTGAATCTAGCTAAAGCAGTTGAACAACTGTTCGATTGGGAGAAGTATAAGATAATCTCTCCGAATATCGCTATCACAGAACAGGCTCAGACTCAGCGACTTGCTAATGCGGCACAAGAGCAAGTGGATGTTGAGAGTCAAATGCCTGTTGAACCGCAAGGTGGAATGGCATGATTGTCAATAGATGGTATCGAGACTGCATTACTGATGAACAGAAAGAAGAGCGAAAGAAACAGCTAGTGCTGGCAAAGCATCTTTTTGATGTCCTTGGAGAGATTATTCAGGAGGAGTATGACAGTGCCGTAAAAGAGATGCAGGACAAACAGAATTATTTTATGCCTGCTTGGAGTGAATATCAAGCCAGTCGTCTGGGCAAGCAGGAAGCATTTAAGAAGATCGCAAGTATTTTACCTTAGAGGAAGTTATTATGGCTGACCAAGCCAATGAAGCAGTAGAAAATGTTGCAGGCGTAGCAGACCAGCAGCCAGCACAACAGGCCGCGCCAGTAGATCAGTTCAAGGATCTCTTATCCTCGATTACTGCTGAAGATGGGCGACCAAAGTACGACTCAGTAGAGAAGGCGCTGAAGTCCCTCCCCCATGCCAATGAACACATCTCCCGCCTTGAGCAAGAGATGAAGGAGTTGCGTGCGGAGTTGGAGAAGCGCAAGACCGCTGAGGAAATCATTGAAAGACTTGAACAACGGAGCGAGCCCAAGGCCACTGAGGCTACCCCTCAGCCAAGCGTTGACCTTAGCCAGATTGAAAGTCTTATCAATAACACGATTAGCCAGAAAGAGCGTGCAAAGACGGCAGAGCAGAATATCAATTCTGTAGTCTCAACTCTTAGCAAGACGTTCGGAGAGAAGGCAGAGGAAGTGTTTTACTCCAAAGCTGCTGAAGCGGGATTGACTCCTGCTCAGATTAATGAACTTGCTAAGTCTAGCCCTAAAGCAGCTCTGAAGATTGCTGGTATTAGTGAAGCGCAGACTCAAATCCCTGCGAAGACCACTAGCAGCGTCAACACCGAAACCTTGGGTGCGAATCGGAATTCCGCACCTAGTACAAAACTTCCGCCATACCCTTCAGCCAAACAGCTTGCTGAAGCATTTAAGGCGGCTAAAACTGTTTAATTAGGAGAGATAAATGTCTCATAACACTACGAACACCACTGCGTTTATTGAAGCGCAACAGTACAGTAAATTTATCCTTGACAACCTCTGGGATGTAATGCTCCCAGATACTTTTGTACGAGACGTGACTGACTTCAATGCAGGCACTACCCTCAACATTAAGACGGTTGGCGATGTTGTAATTCAGGATGTATCGGAAGATCAAGCTCTTCTGTCCACTCCGATTGATACTGGCACTGTCCAGTTGACCATCACCGATTATATTGGTAAGCGTTGGCACATCACTGATGAGCTGCGTATGGATGGTAGCCAGATTGATCAGCTTTCTGGTATGCACGCTGCTAATGCTCTTCGTGCTATCCATGAGAATGTGGAAACCAAGTTCCTGGCTGCTGCTAACGCTGCTCAGACCAACAACAACGCTAACCTGATTAATAGTGCCCGCCATCGTATCACTGGTAACGGTGCTTCTCGTCAGATCGAGCTTCAGGACTTTGCCTATATGCGTTTCGCATTTGACAAGGCTCGCGCTCCAAACATGGGCCGTATCGCAATCGTTGACCCGATTGTAGAGATGACCTTGAACACTCTGACCAATCTGGTTAACGTCAGCAATAACCCCATGTTTGAGGGTATCGTGACCGAAGGTTTTGCCCGTGAGCATCGCTTCGTCAAGAATATCTTCGGATGGGATATCTATGTTTCCAACTTCCTTCCGCGTGAAGCCGCTGTCGAAGGTTCTCTAACTGACCGTGACGGAAACGTAACTGCCACTGTAGTTGGTGACATTGCTAACGTCTTCATGTGCGTTGCTGACGATAATACCCGTCCTATGATGCGTGCATGGCGTCAGATGCCCAAGACCGAAGGCTGGCGTAACCCTGAACTGCGCCGTGACGAGTTCCAGGTTACTTCCCGCTTTGGTTACGGCGCTCAGCGTACTGATACCCTTGGCGTAATTATGACCTCTCCGACCGCTTACTAATAAGGAGCTAAATTAATGACTATCTCGATTGATGGAAAGCGTGGCGTAGCGGTTAACTACGGCCCTCGCGAAACGACTAGCCAATACGGTGGTAAGGTCGATACTCGTGGCAATATCC